ACATTCAGATACTAAATGGAAACATACAGTACTCAGATATTATAGAAAAGAAAAACAGATATATTATGATGGCTGGACAGAATGGATGTTATCAAATTACCCGGAGTTATTGATATGAAAAGTAGAGATTTAAGACCATTAATCGAAACAATGTACGAGGAATTAATTCTCCTTTTAGATGAAAGTCCCGTATCACATATAACAACATTTGATGAAGTAGAGGATTATATATACAAATCTTTTGCTTATGATAAACAAAATTGTTGTATTTGGTGTGTAGATGATGAAGATGTAGTTGAGTTTGCTCTCAATTTAACCCTCATTGATGAAAAACAATATGAAGATTACTATTTGTGGAAGATCTTTAAGTTAAAGTAAAGATATATTATGATATAATATATTATATAAAGGATAAGATATGAGAAACTTTAGATTACCACTTAGACCGGAATTACATCATAAGTTTGGAGATAAAACACACCCAATTGAATTTTCATTAGGTAGAAATGTGTATAGAATCAACGATGAGGAATTCGCTGTTCCTTTTAAATCTCATTTAGACCCATCATTCGAGGGATATACTTACGAAGTATTGAATAGATGTGTTCTTGTAACCTTATTCTTCAAAGAGGATATTTTAAGAGTACATTAAGGATATGTTAAGCCATATTTGGTTATAATATAACATATGAAAAAAAAGGATAAAAGATGTCAGTATTAACAGATACATATAAAGACAGAGTTGATGATATGTTAATTCATTCATTTGATGAGTTAGAAGAAAAACACGATTTCATTCAATGGGTATTCCCTACCAAAACAGTAAGCCAATACAATGATGATGCACCAGTACTAACAGATGAAGATATTGAATATTTCAAAGAACATTTAATTCCAACAGTACGTGTGGCATTCAATCGTATGTTAGCATTTTATGGATTGGTAACTAAAAATGGTTACATAGTATTTGATAATACAGCAGTTGGTTCATATAATTGGTTTCAAACTAAACCGTATAGAGACCATAATATGCTTCGTATTACTCGTATTTTAGAATGTTTGAATTTGTTAGGATTGAGAGATGAGGCAGAGATGTTTTATGATTGTCTTTCAATCATTGCACCTCATTGTGATAGTCAGACCAGAAATTCTCACAAATACTGGTCTGAAGTAATGGATAGATTTAATTAATTATCTTTTTTGGATGCCGCTCCAACTCCGGCTCCAGCACCAATTACAGATAAAGCATGTTTTATAACTTTCTTTTTCTCGGCTGCTGGTAAAGCCTTAAATTCAGCTTCACTCATTTGTTCTAAGATAACATCTTTATAATTAACACCTGCATTAGGTCCACCATACTCTTTATCTCTCCAAGTTTGATGTAATTTATCTTCTACTTTTTTAACTCTAAATCTCTGACCTTGACCTAATAATGATTGTCCTCGTTTACCATAATCATATAAATCCATTGCATCTCTCAATGACCCTTTTACATTATATTTTACAGCCTTTTTACCCTCACCAGCTTTTGTTAAGTAATCATCAGCAGAGTGCTCACCTCTAGCAAAGAAAGATGGGTGTTTATTTTCAACAATATCTCCTGGCTTTAAATCAATATCGTCAGCCATATGAGAAGCTCTTTCCCATTTACCTCCAGGAGTTTTTTGTCCTTTGGTTTTTCTTCTTACAGATTCTAAAGTTCTTTGTTCTTTTTCTGTTAGTTGTTCACCATTTCTGACTTTCTTAGCCAAATGTATGTTAAATCTTGCTTGGTCTGTTTCACTAAAACCACCAATATAATGTTTAACATCGTCATCCATTTCCTCTTTAGTTATTCTTCTATTTTTAATAGATTTTTTTAAAGCATCTGGTTTAACAGCTGTTATTTTCTTACCTTTGAGTTTCTCTATTTTCTCTTTAGCTTTCATAACCATTTGTTGTTTAACATCTTTTCTTTCAGCTTGTTTTTGAAGTGCTCTTTTCTTTACAGCTTCATCAGTTTCTTTAATCAATTTTTTTGTTTTTGCTCTTTTAAATGCTTGTACAGATTTCCCTGGAACACCAGCTTCTGTTTGCATATGTAACAATTCATCGAATGGTTTCTTAGATTTAGGTTTTGGAGCATCAACGTGTTTTATCTCTTTTTCTGCATTTAATACAGGTTTTCGAGATAGTTTGTCTTTAATCATTTTGATTCTTTCTTCTTTAGACATCACTTTTTTAGGTACTTTATTCCCACCTCGTGTTATTTTTTTTAACTTTTCTGCTTTAGATAGAGCTTTAGTTTTTTTAGCTAATTGGTACGCTTTCTGAATGGCTCTCATTTTTTTATATGTTGAATAAGCTCTCCATGCAGCAACACTTATTCCTAACATTGATAATATTTCAGCTACTGGCATTTTAATAATCCTCCTTGATTCTCTTTGATTTTAATAATGAATTTTCTGGTTGTTTTCCAGCTTTCTTAGCTGCTTCAACAGCTTGTTTGTGTCTTAATAACTTTCTTTGTGCTGCTAGTTTTCTAGCTTTTACTCTAAATTCAATCTCTTCTGGTGTTAAAGCAGTTGGATCATCTAATTTAGTTTGCATTTTCTTTTCTTCTAATAACCTAGCTTTTGAGAGTTTGTCTCTTTTCTCAGCAACTTTTTTATTAGTTTTCAATCTTTCTGATTGTTCTATATAATTGAATGATCTTTTAGAAGAATCATTTTTAAAATTTAGTAATTCACCTTTTTTTGTTACCTTGTCCATTTTACCAATATGAGCAGATCCATCAGATCTTTTCTTAGGATTTTTCAAAGATTCTTTTACAGACTCAGGTACATTAAAGTTTGATTTATGTTTCTCTTTAATTTTAGCAATTGTCTTGTCATGTTTTGATGCTAACTTCAAAACTTCTCTTGATGCTTGTCGCTTAGTGAGGTTTCTTGTTTTCATCAAATGTTTAGCAGTCCAAACAGCACCTTTAAGTGCTATCAGAAATAATACAGGTTTCATCTATTTTTTCCTTTTTCTTTTATTTATTGGTCTTCTCTTTCTTTGGTTGAATTTAGAAGATGATATATCAATACCGTTTTTTTCATTAACAAAGCATTGTTGTAATTCATCAAATACGGCTTCAATTTTTACTTTTTGTTCTTCTAACTCCTCCAATGATTGAGTTCCCTCTTTTGTTCCTTTTTCAGCTTTTGCTTTCATTGCACCCTCAGAACTTTCAACTATGTTTTCAACTTCTTCTGCTGCAATTCTACCAGCTTTATCGGATTTTTCTATTGCTTTCTTTGTTAGTATATGACCTATACTTGTTCCCACAAAAGGTAATAAACCAGAACTTCCAGCAACAACACCTATTTGCATATCTCTTTCATAAGGAGTGAATTCAGGTAATACCTCATGTTTGAATTTATAGGTCCCCTCTTGTTGAAGAGCTTCTGAATTACCACCAATAGTACCTTCCATACCAGCACCAAGAACTAATTCATCTTTGGTATAACCTGCAATTTTATTTTGTGCTTGTTCCATTGTCCTTTTCATAGGAATTTTGGTATATTCACCTGCTTTTTCTATGGTAGGACCCCATAATTCAGCATTACCATACATATTTGCAAGAGCCCTATCAAATCTTGTAGATTTCATTGCTAATGAAGCTAATGGTTTAATCAATTTAAGAGCACCTAATTCAGTTGTTAAGGTAGCTATACTAACAGGATCACTTAAATAAGCACCCATATTACCTATGAATTGAGACCCAAAGTTAGTTCCAAAAGAATCTTTATCTAAATCTTTTTGATAAGCAAGATATTCTTTTCTTGTATCAATAGCAGATTTATCTCTAAGGTATTTTTCATCTAAATTCTCATGCATTCGGGATTTAGCATATCCTCTAAATGCCCAATCAGGCATAATGGTTCTATCTCTTAATGCTCTACCTTTCTCATCATTGAATGATAAAGTATCCGTTTCATAATCATAACTCCAAGAACCATTATCATAAAGATTTCTAAACATATCTTCATCTTGTTGAGCATATCCTTTATAATAAAGAATATCCTCTCTATCTTTATCTTTGAGTCCTACTTCATCCATTTGTTTGATTAATTCTTTTCTATATTGGTCTTTTTCTGAGAACCAATAATCAACCAACTTAGATTGATTATAAGAATTTTTTATTTGTTGCCAATAAGTAGGAAGTATCTTTTCGTTCTCATTTGTCGGGTCTATTCTCTTTTGTAATTCAACCCGTCTATCTATCCCAGAAGTGTCATATTCTAAAGGGATTTCCTCCTCATTGAACTCTGTTTGTGAGAAATCCATTATTAATCGTCCTTTCTAAATGTAAATACTAATTTTTGTCCTTTAGTATTTGTTAAATAAGTACCAAGATCTTTCGTTTTAAATGAATAACCTCTTTGACTCACAGTAACTAATTTATAGTCTCCATCTCTTAATGCTTTAATGAAAGTATCGTATGTTACACTCGGCACTCCATTCAATCTATGTTTGAATTTAGTTTTGTACCCTTTTTCCCATCTATCTGCAAAATCAACCATATTACCATAAACATCATCATAATCTAACCCTTTTTTATAAACAATAATACCATTATCGATACCATTTGTCACTTCTGTTACTGCTTCATTAATATCTTTTTTAGGCATACTAAAATAATATCCTCTGATTGCTTGTCTTATTCCTGGACCGGCTTTACCTAATGTAGCAATTACAGTATCACTTCTCATAAAATCATTGTATGCTTTCTCATCTTCTGTTGTTAATTTAGCACCATTCTTTTCGGCATCAATTCCTAAAATAATATTATCAGCCACAATAGGTTTTTCAGCACTAATAACAGCACTATATATAACTCCACTTGATTTCTTAGGATAAATCGCTTTAAATATCTTATTAGCTTCTTCATTTCCCACACTTTTATAAACATTCCTTATAATTTGAGGTGCTTGAGCAGGATTTGATGTAATTACATGACCAAAATGTGCAGCTTCCTCATCTGATAATAGACTTTTACCAGTAGTTTCATACTTAGCAAACATTTGATTTTTACCATTTGTTGCTCTGTATTTCAATTCATTCAATATAGCACCAAAATCAGAATTACCATTTTCATCTTGCATTTTAGTTAATGGGTGAAACATACCCTCATCAACAGCTAATTGTACTGGATCTTTCTGAGCTAATGATATTGATTTCTTAACATTGGTATTCACAACAGAATTGATTTTGAAATCCATTTCTGAAGCACCTGTTTTCTTTTTCTTATCATAATTAGCAATATATGCTTTCTTATCTTCGATAGTCATATCATTTACTGCTTGTATTTTACGCATTGCTAAATCAGCTTCATCAAATGCTTGTTGGTCTCCATTAGCATACGCTTCTTTTTTCAATTCATTATAGAAATCAGGTTTTACACCTTTCCACATCATCTTATAAGCTATCTTTGATTTGTTTCCATACGCAGCTTGAGATGTTTTAATAGATAATTTAAGAGAAGCTTCAGCTTTTGCTAGTTTATTTCTCATAATATTAATCATTTTATCTACTTCGTGTTGGTTAAATCCATCAGTCCTAGCTTTATATTCCTCTAATGATTCACCTTTCTTTTTCATCATTATATTAGTGAATTTATCAATTTCTTTATAACCAGCTCTGATTTTATGAGCATTAGGTGTAAATTTATGAGCAGGATCAAATCCAATTATTCTATCAAATTGTCCCATATACTTCTGACTTCTGAATTCTTTCTTAATTTTATCTACTTGGTCTTCATATTGCTCTTTAGTAATCAATCTTTTTTGGTATAAAGTACTATAACTATCAATAATATTCTTCATTTGAGTTGAATAATCACCACCAGAGTAAGCAAATTTAGTTCCATAATCAATACTTTCATCAATATTCTTCTTAGTATCGGCAATTATAATATCATTTTGTTTTGTTACATAATTTTGATGTACTTTAGAGGCAACTTGACTATTAATTGATTTAAAAGCAGTTAATGATTCACCTATTACATCAGATGGCAGAGTATCCATAAACTTCTTTGTAAGATTTTTAGATGCTTCTTCAAATCCTTTAGGATCATCAACAAATTTCTCATAAGCTTGTTCTGTCATCTTAGTGTATTCATTAATTAAGTTTGTTTTAAACAACTGTGCTTGTGTTTTCTGTAAAGATACCTCTTTAAGATTGATTGTAGGAGTTTGTTTTGTAGCAGAAATATATGTTTTGATTGTATCATCTACTTTTGCTAACTCTTGCTCTGCAACCATTCTCTTATCATCAGGTAATTTAGGGTCACTTAATGTTTGTTCTAATTCAGCTTTTGTATCTTTTGCTTTTAACCACTCAACAGTATTGTCTTGTGCTTCTTGTACACCTTGTATTTGAGCATTTTGTTTACCAAATTCATCGGCTATTCCACCTACTCTATCAAAGAAAGAGGATAATGAACCAAGTACACCTTGTGCAGCATTAGCTGTATTATTAGTACTACCTCTTTGTGATGATTGTAGTAAATTTGGTCTTGCTACTCTACTTTGTACTGGAGCACCGTCTTGGTATTTAATCATCTGTTATTCCTTATCGTTTTTTGTAATATTTAGGGTCAAAAGCATTATTTTTAAGTAGTGTTTTAGTTCCATCAACTAATGTAGAACCAACATCAGCATAACTTTTTGTTTTTGCTAATTTACCAGCACTATGGTAATCACTTTCTTCTACTTTTGATTGAATACTTCTTATATCTCTATCTGTTTTAAGTGCAGATTCAGTAGATTGTTTATTTAATAAACTCAATTCTTTATCTTCTAATACTGCTCTGTCATCAGTACTTTCAATTGATGATAGGGAATCTAATGTTCTTCCTTGCATCATTCCACTTACTTGTTGGTTTTCAGTAGATTGAGAGTATTTTTCAGATATAGCTGTTAATTGTTCCTGATATTGAGTATCTAATTCTTGTAATTTAGTATTAGTTTCCATATTATCAATTCTATTTTGAGAAGCTCTATGATTTGCTTCGGCTTCCATCTGTATTGCTTTTATTTTTCCATTATTGATAGCATTGAATATATTTGCAGCAGTAGACATTACTGTCCCCGCTGTTGATAATGATGCATTCCAATTAATTGATTCAGCCATATTAATTTCCTTTTATTTTATTTATAATCTAAACTGGAGAGTTACTATCTAAGTAACTTGTAAATGATAGGAGGTTCATTCTATAAGGATAATCACTTCTTATCTCAAATTGAATAAATCTATCCCAGCCTAATGTATATACTTCTTTTAATCCAGATAGTGCTTGTGGTGGAGTTGAGAATTTATATGAATCATAATCTCTATCTGTAATGAATTGTCCATCAATTGTAACGGCAGTACTTCTATTGAAATTAGCTATAATCTTAACAATTCTGTTATAATTCAATTGTCCTCCATATTGAGCACTTGTTAATGGTAATGTTTTGATAACAGCACTATAAGGATAACCTATTTGAGCCATACCAAACATTCTAGGAACAGTAATTTTCCCATCTTCAACTAAGAATTCACCCATATAATATCTATCAAGAAGGACTGTTACCTTTGTGTTATTATAAAACTCCAATCCATCAATGATTACCTCACCAATATTGGTTAAATTAACAAACATAGGACATCCAGTTCCCCAAATACCATCTAGTTTCCATTCATTTCCATATAGACCACCTATTGATGGAATACATTCTTCAAGACCAATAGACCCTATTCTTTCTTCAAAAGCATCTAAATAAACATTATTTTTTGCTTTATATTCAGTATTATAAGTATATTCTCGTCTATTCAAACATTCTAAGGAGTATCTTTCGCCTCTTTTAACAATAACAAACAAAGATTGGTCAACACCTACAATTTCAACTACTTCTCCATTCAATTCCCATTCAGTCCAGGCTAAAATACCCTCACCTTTGTCTATATTCAATACAGCGATAGTACCATCTTCATTCAAAAAATAAACCAATTTTGATAAATCCACTTGAGAACTTCTAATAATAACTAATTGATAAGGATTTTTGATTACCTGTCTCGCTAATAATGCTATATTTTTAGAAATATATTTGTTTGTATCGTAATCAAATATAAAATCTCTAATTGCTCCAGATCTATCAATGAATATAGTATTACCATCTAATGAATCAAGGGCAACATTATCTTTTGAACCCATACCTGTTTGGAATGTCCATACAGAATTTGTAGGAGTTATAGGAGTACTTTCATTTGTATATTCGGAACCAGATGTGTAAACTTGTAACACATTAGATGGATATATACCAGTAATATGATTAAGTGTATTTGAATTAATTGTATCTGCTAAAGCATAATCATCATCAGATTCAGATATATCAAAATTAAAGAAATCATTCAATACAGAACCCCATACTGTAAGAGGTTTAGCAGGAGAACCAGCAAAGAATAACCTACTTTGATAGAAAGTACAGTATCTAGGCCATCCATGATCAACACCATTTTTATCAAGACCCCATACATTACTAATGTTCTCTTCAGGTCTATCCCAAGTACCTAACACATCATTGATTATTGAGTTAATTTCATCTGTATAATCATCTCCTATTAGAGATCTTAATTGCTCAACATCCAATTCATTATAATCTGTGTTTTTTAATGTAATTCTATTTCTTATAGCATCCTTAATCGTTTTATCTAAAGGATCATCCCAAGTCATAGCAGTAGATGTATTTGATTTATTTCCATCATCTTCAACAATAGTGATTTTAGTTCCCCATCTTTTTTCTGTATCTCCGGGATTATATGGTACTGGTTCAACCCATACTTTTGTAGTTGTTGTTCCTCCATATCCATCATCTTCTGTTGTTTCTTTCCAATAACCCGGTTTTGCTTCTTGTGCAGGTGTTTGTTCTGTATTTCCACTAGGATACCAAAATTCATCTCTAGTTGTAGTTGTTGTAGTTGTTGTGATTTTACCATCAACTTCAACGGTACTTATATCAACATTTTCTTCTGGAATTCTAGGATTTGACCCCTCACCTAATGAAATAGCATCAATAATATCATCTCTTAAATTAAGAATATCATTTGTTCTGTTTTCTGCTTTAAGGACTCTCGAAGCTCCCGGATCGTGTCGGTTAGTATCCCAATTAAATTGAGGAATATTCTCCAATTTGATTACTTCTAATTTCCAAGTAACTACTCCCTCAGGTGTTCTATATCTAACCAATTTCTGAGGTCTTACATCTCCATGAGTTAAAATCATAGTATCACCATATTGTACGAAATCCAATTCTTTAGCTTGTTTTAATGTATATAATTTAGCATTCAAATCTGTTGATAATTCCCAAAATCTAGCATGACTTCTATCTACTTCTACTGGTTGGAATTCATTTGATGTTGGGTTCATTATATCCCATATTTTTATATCATTATCACCTATAAGAACAACATATTTGTCATTTGTATTGAATAGGAATTCAAACATACGATAATCTTTTTCCAAAGGAGCAAGAAATTGAAATCCAGCTCTCTTTTCCATTCCACCAACAGGTTGAACAAATACATTCTTTGCTTCAGCACAACCATTATAGTATTTTGGATAATCAATTCTACCGATAGCATCTTCTGATAATATTCCAGACACTAAACTAGATTGAATTATTCTGTTATTTCCAGCCATTAATAACCCCTTACATTTACTAGAGTATTATCTACAAATCCTTGATTAACATCATTTTGAGAATCAACATATTTAGCTAATTTAAGAGCCTCAACATATAAACTCGCATATAATTCTGTTTTTTTCCCATCATTTGTTAATGGGTACGCCATCGTTGAAGCCATAAGTTTTTGTAATGCATCCACAGCAGTAGGTGGTAAATCAGTTACAGGAACTAAAGCTTGATATTCAATATGTAATTCTGGTTCATTAGAAAGAATTCTAGTACCATTAATCTCATAATCATTGATTGGATAAGTCGTATTAATCCTCATCACATCATTAGGGAGAGCATATTGAAACTTAAAATCTTTATTTTTTGGTTCTTCCACAAGTTTAGATAATTGAACATACTTTGTAGCGAAATTCCAATTAGATGAACTCAAAAATGTTTTATATACATTCGGGAATAAATTCTTTGAAATTGTTGCTCCAGCACCAGCATCATCAAATGAGTTGATTGTAGGGTGTGCAAGTAATAAAAGGGCATTTGAACAAATACTCACTTCGGAAGTAGTTTGATTTATTATAGACATTGATATTCCTTTTTTCTTTATTTATAGATTGATAAAGAAATATATGAATAAGATATAAAGAGAAGAAGTAAAGAGAAGAAGGGATGTAGGGCAAAGCCCTACTGGTATCAATCTAACGATTACATACCGTATTTAATTTTAACAACACCTTCGTCATCAATTAAAGCTGCATTAGCTTTAAGAGTACCAACAGAAAGGTGAGAAAGTTTTTGAGGAACCCAATCAATCTTAGTAGAAATATCTAAGTTTAATGCGAAACCAACAGCTCTTTTATGATAAACATAACCAGTATAATCTGTACCATCATCAGGAATACCACCCTCAGATCTATCTGCTAACATAACAATTTTGAAACCAACGAATGTATTAACATCACCAGCTACAAGTGCTTTAACTGTGTTATAATCAGCTGAAGTTACTTCAGTTGTATTTAAAAGATCTTCTAAACCTTTTGCTTCAATAACTAATGTTCTATCTGCTGAAGGAACACCAGCTTTATCTAATGCTTTCTTAGCATCTAAAAGTGTAGCTACTGTTAAAGCTGCACCAGATGTACCAACTTCTTGAGTTGCATTTGCTAAAGCATCTAAAATCATTTGATCTGATCTTCGACCAAGAGCATTAGAGATAACTTCACCTAATTCTTTGATTTCTGAGAAGTTTACATCTGCTTGATTGAAAACATCTGTATATTCAGGTGCTACATAATCTTGTAATGCAACCTCAACAGTTGAGTGCTCGATATTCATTGGTGCTACATCAGAAGATGCTGTACCTCTTAGTGTTGCTGTTCCTTTACCGATTTTACGGAAAGTCATCTTATTAGCTGACTTAGTTGTTTTTACATAAACTGTATTTCTCAATTTTTGAGAATCTTGGTATGCTTGTTTTACTTGTGTATCAAATAGTGTTACTGCTACTGAACTTAATGTTGCTGACATAATTTTAATCCTTTTTGGTCTTTTTCAACCGAGTTTTTATTTTATTTTTTGATTATTAATCACATAGATTTTGTAAGTAAAATCACTCCTCTGATAAATTGTCCTTTCGGGTAAATCAAATTATAATTATAACTTGAGGTTCTTACGAATTGTCTCGGTTATTTTTATTTATAACAAAAACAAATAATTCCTCAATTATATAGTGATTAACCCCATTGTTGCTGCATTAGAGCCATTACTTTGTCATGGAAAGCACTATCTGTTTCCATTCTTAATCCACCATAAGCATCTTTTTCATTCAATAGAGCGTTGATGTCTTGTGGAGCAGGAGCTTGAGTTGGAGCCATTGCTGGTCCAGATGGTCTTGCATTTGCAATCAAAGCTTCAATTGCTCTTACACTTTCACTAGATGTAGCCATTCCTCTAATTGCTTCAGCAATATCAGGAGCAAGATTATTATCTAAATATGAATTGATATTAGCTATTCTTGTTTCAGCATTAGGACCTAATGCATCCATTTCCTTAGACATATTAATCTCATTCATTTGTTCCTGTACTTCTTGATGTTTAGTAACGAATTTTGAAAATGCTTCATTAGACATATTCAATTCTTTTGCTGTTTTAGATAATTCTTGCATCACTTCGGAATTCATATCAACACCCTCGATACTATATTCTTCTGGTGCTCCTTTGAAATTACCTACTTTACTTTCCAACATCTGATATGATTTAACTAAAGACTCAACATCTTTGAATTTCTCTGGTAATTGAAATCCCTCTTCTTCTGGTTCATCTTCTATTTCAGCATCTAATTTTTCTAATAAAGACTCAATTTGAGACTCTGTCATATTATCAAAATCATATTCTCCATCCTCTGTTAAAGGAATATCAAAATCATCTTTTGCTTCTTCTGGATATACTTCTAAATTATTTTCATGACCTTCTTGAGTTGATGTTTCATCTACTGTGGGAATATCCTGACCTTCAAATGTATCGTTTATTTCTTCAGGATTCATTTCATTGATTGTATCTGTTACTTCTTGTGATGTGATTTCTTCTGTTGTTTGTTCTTCCATAATTGGTTCTCCTATTTTATTTGTTTTATTTATATATCTTTTTCAATTCTCATATAAATTCCAGCTAGCATTCTTACTAGATCTGATTTACCTTGACGAATAGATGAGGGAATCATCCCATCATCTTGTACTATACCTACATTAACGAATTTTGTATATAACTCTTTCATCAATAACTTTCCATCATCAGTATCAAAAACTTTAAATACTAATTTTTCAAATTCAGTATAATCCATTCAACCTCCTATTGTTGAGCTTGTTGAGCTTGTTGTGCTTGTACATCCATTTGTTGTTGCATTGCTTGCATTTCTGCCGATTTTTCAACTAATTGTCTTTGTTCTTCCTTAGTTCTCATCAATGATTGGTCTAAAGATAAAGCTCCAGCAATATATGCAGGTACTTCATTCAAATTAACAGCTGTTTGAATGATTTCAGGAGGTAATGTAGCCATAATCTCCATAAATTGAGTATATTCTTGTATTTTCTCAATTCCTTGCATCTTAGCAATAGGAGAGCTGTATTTGATACTCATTTGTTTGTTATCTATTGTTAATTCTGGTATTTTCCCTTTCTTTTTCAGGATATAAATCACTTTATTAACTACTTTTGATAATAATTCAGTCTGTAATCTACTAAAAGATGAAACAGAAGTTTGAATAAAATCATTTTGTCTGATATTCATTTCAGTAGCACTTCTAACAGACGTTGTTTGAATATTACCAAATGGCTCTACTAAAAGGTGTTCATTAATTCTATTTCTTATATCTTGAATTAACATCTGTTCAATTTGGAAATTAGCAGGAGATTGTAACGGAGCTAATGATGGATTATTACTAGCATTACTTCCTACTGGAATAATTGCTCCAGGAGTTAATCTTATATTCTTAACATTGAGTATTCCATCATCAACAGCTGTAAATACTCCACTAATTGATAAAGAAGCAGCCTTTAATCCTAATTCAACAGTTTTGTTTAAGGTTTTTATATCGGAAATCAAAGACATTAATCGTCCTCTACCAAATGTTTCCCCTGGAACAACTGTTTCTCTAAATACAATGAATGGTGACTCATCAATAGTTTCTTGTAATAATATTTCTCCTTTAGGAGTAATAACTGAAAAGTCATATCTAAAATCATCTTCTCTGTATAGAGTTGATTCAATTACTTTCTGCATTTGTGTTGGATTTTCAATCATAGCTTCCTGCATTTCAGGAGTTAATTTGATATTTCTCCAAGTAGCAGCCATCTGATTTAATGGTAATTCAAATTCTCTGAATACTGTTTTTACTTCACCATCAGAAGCAGTTTCTAATGATACATGAGCTAATGGTATTGTTTTGAATATAATATCACTATCAGAGTTAGGATTTAAGTCCTCATTCACCATAATAACACCAGTACTAACAGCTAAATCTGTAAATGCCTCAGCAATTTGTGTAGAGAAGTTTGAATGATTGATACTAGACATAATAATATCTGTTGTTTTTTGTAGATACTTATCAACATCTTGTTTATAATCTTCTTCTACTTCTGTTCCTGCTGTTAAATTGAACCAATCTGTCCAAGGTCTAACTAATAAATTCTGTAATCTACTCACATATTTGTTTGTTGCAATCAAAGGGGTACTATCAAAGATTAAATTATCTTTTTGTTGTCCTTTAGTTCCAGAAGTCCATAAGTCTCTATTTGGTATTACATATTGATATACTTCTTGGAGAGTATTTCTCCATTTAGTTGATTCCTCTTTAGCTTTTCGGAATCGTCTTAGTATTCTTTCTGACTCGTTTTGGTTTGTCATTAACTTTCTCCTTTTTTTCTTTACATACAGGACATTCTATTGGTTCATTGTATTCGCCGGGATTAAAATTAGATGTAGTACCACAATCACTACATTTGATTTGAAGATAATTGTAAGAAATAAACATCAATTACACCAATATTGGAGAAGCACCCAATCCAGTAGAGGTACCAGCATTCAATCCTGCTTCAGATCCTGTCAATAATGAACCGTTACCTTTTCTTCGTTTTCGTTCATACACTTTTGCTGTATTTCTTGCTTCTTTTTGTTTTTCAATAGACTCAGCTTTAATGTTTGATGATGCAGATTGTGCTGCACCTAATAGTGATCTTTTTTCTGCTTCTAAATCTGCTTGTCTTTGTATTCTAGCTTGTTTTTCTGCTTCTTTCTTAGCATCTTGACCTGCTTTGTATTCCATAGCTGCTCCACCTGCTGCCGCAGTAGCACCTACAATTGCTGCTGTTGTTGCCATAAGTTAATCCTTATTTTTCTTTTATTTATATAATGACTTGAAAAAGTCCTGAGAGTTTATCGGGAACGATATGGTTTGAATAGACATCCTTTCTATTATCATCTATCAACATTCTTTTTGATTCCTTATTCAATTCTCTAACTTTATCTCTTAATATTTTGTAACCATATTTGATGGCTCTCTTTTCATATGCCTTTGTATATGACACATAACTGAATTCATCAAAGTTGAAGAAGCACATATATCCTAATATCTTGTCATTTTCTATTGACAAATAACATTCAGAATCTAAATCTAATCCCATCTCGTAATCATATTCAATATCTTCGACAATATCTTTAAAATCATTGATGATGTTTTCCTCTAAATCTTTATAAGAAGCCCTTATGATTTTCATATCACACTCCAATCTGTTTTAGCCGTATAATTATCAACATTATCTATTTGTCTCTGTCTGAAATTAACACCCATATATCTGAATGCATCGGCATAGTGAGAGCTTCTATCGTGTACTGGTTTATTAGAAAGAACACCTTTCACTTCATTGTATTCGTAATGATATGAATTAAGAGCATCAATCAATTCTTCTGTATGTCCTTTTCTAAATCTAAGATAAGGAATCATTTGTCTAGCCTTTTGAATACCCTCTTGAATAGATAATTTAGGTGTTACTTTAGGGTAAATACCCATTTTTCTCATTGTAACTATTCTTGAAGTACCAGAAGTAAATTCTCTTTGCTCTATATCATGAGGTAGCCAATGATCACCATATTGAATGAAGTTTTTATTCTTATATTCCTGTAAATAATTGATATAATAATGAAGACCTTCACCATTGTTACTATAAGCATGGATTATATATGTAACCTCATTTATTGTTTGATAGAAAATGATAGTTGTATCATCAGATACCCCAATATCCCATACGGTATGTACTGGATAATTAATATCAATTTCAAATTCTTTAATGTTGTGTTCATATGGTTTAAGTTGATTTGCAAACACAGCTCCCTCCTTTGCTCCAAAAATAAATTTCCCATTGAGCCATTGCTCTCTTAATTCACCCTCTAGGTTTTCGAGGTAAGATACATATTCTTTATCTTCAAGTAGATAAGGATTGTCATAGATATTACTGAAATGAGCTATTCTTGTTGAGCCATTCACACTAAATTCTTTTCCTATCTCTCGATTTTTAACAAATCTTTCATAGATCCATTTTGCTCCAGGACCATCTGTATTACTAGTAATGAATATTTGAGGAATAACATTTGTATTTGTGGAACGGAGGGATGAAAGCACCTTTAAATAAAGGTGTTCTACCTCTATTTGTGAAGCTTCTTCTAAAAGTATCATAGAAGCATTAAAACCCCTAATTTTTTCAAATCCTTTTTCTCCATCAAGGTGTGAAGAATAAATCTTTGCTCCAGAAGGAAATCTAAATTCTCTTGGTTTCCCAAATGATTTTCCTCCAAATTGTTCATAGAATGGAGTGGCTTCATCAAGGAATGATTTCAAATCTATTGAGTTCTTTCTGATAATTACACAAACAAAATCTGGTTGGTCAATGTAATACAAAGGGGCAGCCATCAAAGAGGCAGACTTACCACTCCCTCTACCTCCAAAGGAGAGAACTTCTCTTGCAGATGACGCCAAGACTTGTTTTTGTTTGTCAGTAAATTCAATCATATAATCTCCTATATGGTTTTATTTATTAACTAAACTTTTCTATCTATAATTATACTCGCTCTATCTACTGTAAGAGTATCACCAGCTGATTCTACTTTATATTCAACTAAAACTTTAATATTATCTGTATCATTCGCTACTGAATAAGGAACAGTATATGTAACAGGAATATGATCATTTGTATTATCAACTTTTACAGTCCATTCATTCCAAGAAACACCATCATCAAAAGAAAAACGAAAATATCCGTGATTATCAATCGTATCTAGGTTATAAATCAATGAAATGGTGACATTTCTAACATCTGAAGCATTACAATTAAGTTTTTCTAAAGAAACCAATGATGCATAATTGTCATCAGTAGTTGATTTGTCTGTTACATTTGTAGATTGATAATCATATCTATCCATTAATGCCGCAATATTTGTATCTTGTGTAGCATCATTTGTTTTTAATGTATTGATTTCATTATAATTTGTTGTTATATTTGATGTATTTGTTGTAATATTCGTTTCATTTGTCGATACTCTACCAGTTAATAGAGTAATACTATTCAAATTGGTATCTGTTTGAGCAAATCCATTGTTTATTTTGATTGCTGCAGAAGAACCGGTTTCGGTTCCATCTGTTAAAATTGGTTCTAACATTTATTGTTTCCTTTCTTCTAAAGTTATAAGATGTTTGATTTGTACTTCAATATTCTTATTTATTTGATTCTGCATTTGTATATTACTTTCAGCAATTATGTGTAAAGCATTCAAATCTTTTGCTACATAAGTACCGAATGCTACAGCATAACTCAATGATAATCCAATAAACCACTTCACAACTGAAGCTGAAATAGAATCTTTTTGAATTAATTCAATTTCATCTATTTTGTTATGTACTCTTTTGAAACTTTCTCTAAAATTAGAATCAAGGTTTGTTAATCTTTCAGTTAATATATTTTGTTTATTAATAATAACTAACATATTATCCAATTTCTTGTTTGTTTCTGATACATTGTCTGCTAATACAGCGACAGATGTGGTTAAAGAATCGATATGTTTGTCATGGTCTATAACCATGTCTCTGTATTTAGCATCCGTCATATCAACTCCTATTTAAGAAGATGTTTGGCAGTTTCTTCCGAAATATTATTCAAAGTGCTTTTAGTAATTGAATGAATTATTTCTTGGGCATCCTCATCTGTAATACCTACTTTTTCGACACCAGAATCAACAGCTTTTACTATCATTTTCTTTGCGCCCTCTACAAGTACCTTATCACTTACTAAGAAAGTGATAAGATCTATTAAAAATTTACTAATTGTTTCCCACATTGGAGACTCCTTTTTTCTTTTATTTATTGAGTCGATTAACTTCCTAAAGTTAATACACCATCATTGCTCCATACTGTTCCGGCTCCACTATTTTCTGTTGGAATATCATCTATTCTTGGGAATCCTTGTAACATCCATTTTCCATAAGAAGGTCTATCATTTTGATTGATACACACATAATGTTGAAGTGCTCCAGGAGTATTGAAGTCTGGGTTTTTATAGGTATCACCTACATTGAAATCTACAGCATAATCATCACTAGGTAGTTGTTTGAAAAACATTGTACCATCTTCTTTATAATCAGTAAATGGATTATTTAAACCGTCTATAAAATCAAAGTTTCTTTGTGCTGTGCTATTTATTCCAGTACACATATTAATAGAATCTATATAAAAATAATCACCCTCCTCTATAATGCTCGGCATATACACACTAAATTTAATATAATCTATATTTTCAACTTCTGTATCTATTTTCACATTAACATAAACATTAATCCATTTATCACTAAGTAATCTAATTGTTGATCCTCCGTGAATAGTAGTTGTTTCAGTATCATAATAAGAAGCATCAATAGATGGATAATGTTCATCATATTTTGTACCAGATGGGAAATATATATTTGCAGATATTGTAATCCAATCACCCTTTTTTATTACATTTGTAAAGTCGTAATTTTTCATATATATCTGTATATTTGAGTTAGTATCATCAGTAGATGTTTTGATTACTTTTAAAGAGCGTTTACCATTTAATTTAAATTCTTCATCCCATTCGGTTTCTACAGCACCTGTTAATCTAACACGTCTACCACTAGCAAATCTATCAAATAAAGGGTCAATCCATAAATTAGAGGGTTTACTTTTTTGCTCACTTCTTGCAGAATAGACATAATGTAAATTATCAACTAAATCTTGTGTCTCTTCCGTGAATATAATAGCAGGAGATTTATAACCCCAAACATCTCCAGAAATTTCTACACCCTCAACAAAACCTAATGATATATAACTAGAACCATCTAAATCCATTTTTGAAACTAAATGAACATTATCTAATTTAACAGCTGAGCATCTTCTTCTGCTGTCATACGTTAGGTCATCTATTGGATTTAAGTTACCAATACTCAATATACCTGAATTTTCTGGATGCTCTCCCTCAACATACAGTCCACTTACAACCAATGAATTTGCATAATCAAATGTATCTGCTATCATCTTACATTGTCCTTCTCTAATATAATCATAGATTGAACATTGTCCTGCTCCATAGACCATAAATCCTTGCTCTACTAATTCAAATTGAGGTTTTATAGATATATTGTTTAGATACATTCCCTTAATTCCAAGATAACAATAACCGACATACAAATCAGATATATTGCCTATCCAACCCCAAATATCCATAGCAGTATGCACCCCTTGAATATAAATATCGTCCATATTATAGCGTGATATACTTGTTGTATCAGAAGTTCTAAAAGCACATAAATTTCTTATATTCTGTAAACTAGAACCATCAAATAAATCTCCTGTTGGTGTGGTAGTCATAAGTTTTATACCGTGTAATCTAAATGATGGGTTATCTGAAAAATTCAATATTGTTTTTGTTGGTCTCATATAAGTGAATAATTTGTTACCAAAGTTATCTAACTGAGTAGTTTCTATTAATTCTCCATTAAAATCTGCCGATATAGAAGTATTGTTTCTACCAGCACCAAAAAGATCAGATTTAATATTTAATTCATTTTTTGTTAAATAATTTCCATCAGGTAGAAATAACCCTACCCCATTTGAATAAGCATAATCACTTCCTTTCTGTATAGCTTCTGTATCATCAGTAACACCATCTCCTTTAGCTCCAAACCATTTAACATTGACTGGTCCTTCATATTGTCTCACCCACTTATTAAAAGTGATTCCTCCATCATCTAAACCTGCATCTGTACGATAGATAA